GTTAGCAGTCTGGTGCTGTGAGTGCTAATTGTTTAAACGCTTGTGTATTCCAGAGTTCCAGGGAAGATTTGTTTTTGTTGTTTAAACAGTTAACACTTTCCAGATGTACCTGGAATTAGTATGATGGATAAAAGAAAAACCCCCGCCGAAGCGGGGGCTATCTTTATCGGATGATGCAGGTGCGCGACCAACCGAAACTTAGAACAGGTGCTTGTCGTAATAACTAGATGCGTACTCGTGCTCATCATCCCAGTTACTAGAAGAATACTTGCGCCAGTTGTTGGCATACACTTGTTTAAACGGTGTGAAGTTCTGATGCTCCACAATCTTGCCGTCTTTAACCTTGAAGTATTCACCCTCGGCTGCTGCGTATGCCCAGTCAAGCACTGAGTCAAGCATGATAGATGCGTTCTCAATGGTGTCCTCGGTTGAACCGTAGACGAGCGAGCCTGTCTTGGTCTGACCAATCCACAATGGCGATGAGTTAACACGAGCAAGGTGCAATGTGTTGCCCTTGTTCTGTTCAATCCAAGCCAAGGCAGCAGTGCCTTGTACACGAGAGAGCACCTCGGCAATGGGCGCTGATGTAAATGCAATCAGTGCTGCGACTGCCTCGGAATCTACTTGCCCGTGGCGCTTGACCTTGAGTTGTTTAAACAGTTGGTCATCGTTGCTGATGTGTCCGTTGTGTGTCAACACAATCTTGCCACGAGGGATTGGGTGGTTGTTGTCATTAACCTTTGGGTCACCTTGAGTTGCCCAACGAGTGTGCAAGATAGCGGTCTGTGCGTTTAAACAGATTCGCTTGCCTGCATCTGTCGTGATGAACTTGGTTGCAGCCACTGGCGCTTTGGTGATTACACGATGCCCAGTCTTTGGGTTAATCCACGCTGCACCTGTGGCGTGATAGCCACGATGTTCAATGTCCATGAGCATCTGCGATGCAAGGTCAACCTGATTGTTGTTGTGCTTTGGGTTAAGGCAGAAGCCTGCGATTCCACACATAATTTATTTCTCCAGTCTGTGTTAGTTGTTAGTTGGTCTGTTGAGTGAAGTGTACCACAACCTGTGTTGTGCGGTCATACACTGTGTTTAAACGGTCAGTGGCTGCGAGGTACCGAGCCTCTGTTTCTGTGTATAGTCCAGTGAACTTTCGCCCATAGAAATCTACACCTTCAACGATGTATAACTTTTCGTTATTATTCGCCATGATTGTTACCTGTCAGTAAGTAATGAACCCACACGCCAGCAATGATTGCCAGCAGTAGAAGCACACGACCATCAATGATTGACCAGTAGTTGATGCTGTTCATGATTCCAGTCCTTTCGTTTAAACGGTACCGAGGATTTCCCGATTCCGTTTGTGCCTGCCGAGGGTAACGCTCCCTCGCTTGCCCACTTGGGGCAGGCTGCCTGCTGCTATCCGTTGAGGGATGCTGCTCGGTCTTTGAGATAGTTGGCGGTGCGCTCGTCAAGATTTCCGTTGATGCGGAGCAGGTCTAGGAGATTCTCGCACTTTTGGAGGTTGGTGCCAGTGCCGAGGTCACCGATGATTCGGCTCTCGCTGAGTTGTTTAAACGCATCAATGAACTTTGCCCACGCAACGGCTTTGGCTCCGTTGAGTGTGCCTTGATGTAGGCGGATTTCCAGCGTGCCATGGCGTTGGAAGGATTGGAGATTGAAAGAGTGGTAGCGGTCACCGTTGAAGTCCGAGATGTTGCCGTTGCGGATTCTTTCGGCGTTGCGATTGGTTGCTGCTTGGTCAAGCGCTGAGCAGAAACGGTTGTTTAAACGGCTTGGCGCAACGAGCACGCCGATTGCATCATGGTGCAGATTCCAGTTGATGTACCACTGGGCGATGTGCTCGTGGGTCAATTCTGCTGCTCCGATGTGGACATGGAAGCCAGTTGTGCGGTCAACCTTGCCACCTGCTCCGAGGAGCAAGCGGGCAACGGTTGAAGCCTCGTTTAAACGGATTGGGTCAAGGATTGGTGACACGACCTCGGCTCCACGAACTGAGCCGTCATAAACCGATGTCCACTTCTCGTTAACGATGTGCTGATTGCGTGGCTCCTCGCAAGCGATTCCGCCACGATTGAGCGCTGCTGATGCTGCTGATGTTGAGAGTCCAGCGACTTCAAACTCTAGTCCGAAAGTAGTCATGATTAAGCCTCCACGAGTGATTGATTGCATGCTGGGCAGATTGGAGCGCCGAGATTCTCAAGAGTTGAGCGAGATACTCGTGCGATGTAGTTGTCGTTTAAACACGCAACCTTAATGAGGCGAGTTGTTTGCTTGATTGCTGGCGCAATTTCAATTTTGGCGTGTGGATACTCGCCGAGTGTGAGGATGATTGATTCAGCCCACACTGGGAGCGTGTCCAGTGGCTTGGCAACGCTTGGCGCTGCTGAGCGCCAGTTGCCTGATTGAGCGATGCGGAGCAGTGGGAGGATTGCCTTGGCAACCTCGGTTGATGAGTCAACGGTAGGAGCCACGAAAATCTCGGCAGTGAAGTCCTGAGATGCGGTTGGTGGCACGATTGCAGCAGTGGAAGCCTTGCGACCCACTTTTGGAGGGAAGCCACAAGATAGGCGGATTGCTGCCTCCTCGTCACCTCCACCTTGGATTGATGATGCGATTGGTCGGCGAGCAGCAGTTGCAAACGCTGCGAGCCATTGTTCACGATTTCTCATGATGTTTAAACCTTTCCAGTCGGTAGTGGATTGTTCCACTGGTATCAGTTTAATGGATTGAGAATAAAAGTCAACGACCCCTAAAACCATTGATTTTAACTGACTTTAGGGCACTGTGCCGATGATGATGTTGATGCGATTGCCTCCGATTGATGATGCTGCAATGAGCAAGATTTCATAAGTTACTGGTGAGTAAGGCTCTAAAAGCATTGATTTTGGCTGACTTTAGCGATGTGCAATTTTTGAAATGCTCTAAAGTAACTTCATTTAACTGACTTTAGCGATGTTACCAGTGAGTAACTTACGAGATGAATCCTGAGAATCTCACATAGTGAGATGCCACGCATGCAGGCTGAGCCACTGGAAAGTAGTTGAAAGTTCAACCAGTTTAAACATGCGCTGCGATTGCTGCTGCGATTGCTAGGTCGGGGCGCTATTGATGCGCCGAGCGAGTCAGCGCCTTGCCAGCGCCTAGTCCTGCCCTGCCCTAGCGCTGCACTGCCAGCATGCAATGCCAGCAAGCGTTTAAACTGAGCAAAGCAGGCTGCAAAGTTTGACCCCAGGTTTTTAAATATCTGTGTGTCTGTGTGTCTGTGTATACAGCCACATAACTTTGATAGCCCTGGGGTCTAAATAGGCTCTGACCTGCAGTTATAGCGGTCAGTAGCAATGTAATAAAAAAGTTACAAAAGAAATGTCCAAGAAGTGTCCATTGGACACCTAATAGTATATGTAGGGCAAAACAATCTGTGCCCTACGGCAAAGCACACTGGCTGCCCTGAGGCAGCCTCCCTAGTAATTGCCCTAACCTTCGGCTTCCGCCTTGGGGCTACAGCCTACGGTTAGGAAAGGATTAACTGCAATGCTCCCTTAATGTCGCATTGCTACTACGCCTATGGAAAGAAAAAGAACTACTGCTGCATCCCATAAGTCGGATGCCATCAAGAAGCAGATTATTGATTTTTTAATGCAAGGTTACTCAGTTCAGAAAGCCATGGATGCCGTAGGCAGAAGTGTCAAGACTTATGAGTATTACCGCAAGACAGACCCTGACTTTGCCCTAGGCATAGACAAACTGCGTGCATTGACCGCTAGAGGTGAAATAGGCGGTCCGACCCAAGAGGTGCCCCCATTTCCTGAGTTCTCGGAAAAATATCTAGGGGTACAAGTATTTGAACATCAACGCCACTGGATTGACCTTTTAGAGTCCAGAGTGCCTACGGATGTTCACCCATCAATTATTTATGAGCCAGGGGATAAAGACCTACTCATCGTTAACACTCCCCCTGAACACGCAAAGTCTACGACTATTACGGTCAACTATGCTGTCTATCGGATTTGCCAAAACCCTAACATAAGAATCATGGTCGTATCTAAGACCCAGGCTATGGCGCAAAAGTTCCTGCTCTCCATAAAGAACAGACTCACCCATCCTCGTTATCAGGACTTACACCTCGCCTTTGGACCTCCAGGCGGATTTGAAAAGAACTCTGATTCGTGGAAGCAGGACTTAATTTACCTATCATCAGAATCTCGTGACTCTGGTGAAAAAGACCCAACGGTTCAAGCCATTGGTATTCGTGGACATATCTACGGTGCTCGTGCTGACCTAATCATCATGGATGACTGTGTTGACCATACCAACGCCCATGAGTACGAAAAACAGATTGACTGGATTCAATCAGAAGTTATGTCCCGTATTGACAACGATGGCGGAAAGTTACTGGTAGTGGGCACAAGATTACGCCCCAAAGATTTATATTCAGAACTTCGTGACCCGATGCGATACCCCGATGAAACTTCTCCTTGGACTTACTTTGCTCAACCTGCGGTATTGGAGTTTGCCGATGACCCTAATGATTGGGTTACTCTTTGGGCAAAGACGAATATGCCCCCAGTGTCTGGTAATGGTACTCCAGATTCTGACGGACTCTACGACAAGTGGACAGGCTCGGCGCTCAATCGTAAACGAAGTCGCATGTCACCCAACTTGTGGGCGATGGTTTATCAGCAACAACAAGTTCATGAAGATAGCGCTTTCCCACAGGATGCGGTTAAAGGCGTTATTAACGGCGCTCGCAATATTGGCATCATCCCCAAGAATAAGGCTGGCAACAGACTTGCTGGGATGGATGGGCTTATTGTGGTTGCTGGGCTTGACCCCGCCATGGCTGGGCATACCGCTGCTGTTTGTATTGGTGTGGATGTTGCTACTCAAAAAAGATATGTGCTGGATGTGTCTAACAAACAGGGCATGAAGCCTGATGAGATTAGAGAACTGATTAAAGACTGGACAGATAAGTACGCAATTTCTGAGTGGCGTGTTGAAAAAAATGCATTTCAAGCGATGTTAACTCAGGACCGTGAGGTACGAGAATACCTACAAGCGAGGGGTGCGATACTAAAGGAACACCATACTGGAAACAATAAATGGGATACAGATTTCGGTGTCGCATCCCTTACTACATTGTTTCATGGTTGGGATGAAGGATTAAACCTTATTGAGTTCCCCTCAACGCATCAATCCGAAGGATTAAAGGCTCTTATTGAACAACTGATTACTTGGTACCCAGAGGCACCACGAAGTCAAAAGACAGACTGTGTTATGGCATTTTGGTTTACCGAACTTGCTGTGCGAGATAGAGTTTCAACTGCAAGCAACTTTGCTCGCAATCATAGTTATACAAATATGTTTCAGACAAGATACGACAAAAGCCAACAGTTCACTGTTAATTTAAGTGACTATGCATACAACTAAGATAGGAGGTGAACATGGCACTTTCCATAGATGAGATTAAGAATTACTACGACAGATACCGCCGTATGTACGATGACCGCGACCAACGCATGAATCAAGTTCTCCAAGTTCGTCAAGGCAAGATGCGTGATGTTTACCCAGACCTTTTCCCCGATGGTCCTTTTGAGAATCCTATCGTGGCTAATATGGTGGATATTGCTGCTCGTGACATTGCAGAAGTTATTGCACCTCTACCGTCATTTGGATGTACTTCTACATCTATGGTTTCAGAGGCAGCCCGTAAGAAGGCTGATAAGCGTGGCGAAATTGTCAACGGTATTGTTAACTTTTCAGACTTACAATCACAGATGTTTAATGCTGCAGACCGTTATGTAACCTACGGATTTGTACCTGCACAGGTTGAAATTGATATTGACGAGAACATGCCTCGCATTAAGTTCTTTGATGCACTAGGAAGTTACCCAGTTATTGACCGCTATGGTCGTGTAACTATGTTCTTCCAGCGCATGATGAAGCCAACAGAAGAACTAATGGCTAAGTATCCAGAAGTAGCACATTTAATTTACGACAAGAACAACACAACAACGGTGTCTGAGATTGTTCGTTTTCATGATAAGGACCAAGATGTTCTATTCATGCCACAGAAAAACAATCTTGTATTAGACCGTGCACCTAACCCAATGGGTGAGTGCTTAATTCGTGTTGTACAACGACCTTCATTAGATGACCAATCTCGTGGTCAGTTTGATGATGTACTTGCTATTCAAGTTGCTAAAGCACGCTATGCGTTACTTTCCCTTGAAGCAGCAACTAAATCAGTTCAGGCACCGATTGCGATGCCTTTGGATAGTCAGGAGTTAGCCCTTGGACCTGATGCAATTATGCGCTCCAGTAAGCCTAATGAGATTCGCCGAGTCCCACTTGAACTTCCTAGCAATGTGTTCGCACAGTCACAGGTTCTTGAGCAAGAACTCCGTCTAGGTAGCCGTTTTCCAGATGCCCGAACAGGTAATATTGATGCTTCAATCATTACTGGTCAGGGTGTTAAGGCTCTTATGGGGGGTTTTGATACACAAATCAAGACAGCACATGCAATGTTTGCCCGTACATTTACAGAATTGTTAGCGTTAGCGCTACGAGTAGATGAAAAAATCTTTGGCAAAATGGAAAAAGAACTAAAAGGTGTTTACAATGGCACCCCTTACAACATTAAATACAAGCCAGCCCGTGACATTGATGGTGATTACACCGTTGATGTGCAGTATGGCTTGATGGCAGGACTTGACCCTAACCGTGCACTGGTCTTTGGACTACAAGCACGAGGTGACAAGTTAATTTCTCGTGACTTCCTACGCCGTCAAATGCCTTTCTCCTTTAATGCAACACAAGAAGAAGAAAAGGTTGAAACAGAAGAACTGCGTGATGCTATGAAACAAGCGATTGCTTCATACGCACAGGCAATTCCAGCCCTTGCAAGTCAAGGACAAGACCCATCCGACATCCTACGCAAACTTTCGTATGTAATCAGTGCTCGCCAAAAAGGAACTGCTATTGAAATAGCAATCCAAGAGGCGTTCCAACCGCAGAATCCCGCACCTGCTGCAGCCCCAGGCTCAGTAAGTCCCGAATCTATGGGCATGCCAAGTGAGAGCGCAGCAGGTGGCGGGCAACTTCCAATGGGCTTAGGCGAAACTGGTCGTATGCAGGGTATTGCTCCTGGACAAATTGCTCCAGGTGGTCGCCCAGATGTTTCTTCACTTCTCGCTGGTTTAAACAACCGAGGCGAAGCAAACCTACAAGCAACAGTCGCACGGCGACAACCTATCTAAAGGGGGGAGGGTAACCATGGCAAACACAAGTACAGCAAAATATCCAAACAACCAACCTGGCAAAGCATCAAAGCCTGCTAATCAGGGTGGCGCTGGAAAGGCAAATGTTCAACAGCCTACAAACGCTGGTATGCCTAAGGCTTCAAAGCCTAGCGCATCAACAACAATGTTGACAAAGGCACCTAAGGGCACAAGAGGCTCAAAGTAAGTATTAAACCTGAGTAAGTTTAAAAACTGCTCACTACTTTTAAATACTGACCTTAATTGGAAAGGAGATGCACATGGCATCAGGAGGCAATCGCCCAACTGCACCGCAGAATAACTATTCTGTTTCAGCAACAGGTGGCAGTGGTAATGGCGGAACACAAGCAGCGCAAGCAATGACTGGTGGGGCTTATGGCGAAAATCAAGCCATGCAAGAACTACAGACATCTGCTCCAATGAACGCTTCTCCAACTTATGCAGCAACTCCTTCAATGGGTCGCCCACAAACAGCACCAGTCGGACAGCAAATTGTTCCGTTAGATGCACCAACACAACGCCCTGATGAGCCAGTTACTACTGGTATCAACGCAGGACCAGGTGCTGGTAGCGAAGTTATGTATGCAAATGACCAGACTCTTGCAACTGAGGACCGTAAGCGCATGCTTACAGCATTGCCAACGCTTTCACTTCTTGCAGAATCTCCTTCCGCTTCTAACGCCTTCCGCACTTATGTTCGTTATTTGCGGAGCGTTCTTTAATGACATTTCTTAATAACCTTGGCAACTGGGCTGGAAAGCAAATATCAAACTTTGGTAATGAAATTGGATTACCAATATTGTTACATGATGTTGCATCTGTTGCGACCAATGATAAATCATGGATGGGCGATGCTTTCCAATTAGCAGGAGATACATTTAAGGCTTCTCTTGCTGGCACTACTTACCTACCACGCAAGGCTTTAGGCGCAGCATTTAATGATGTGCTATTACCAGTTGCTCGCACTTCTTATGACATTGGTGGCAAGTATGCTCGTCAGCCAATTTCTGCATTAGCCACTGGACTTGCTACTGGCAATCTTTCAGAAGCATGGAATCAACGGGGTAAAATTTCTGCAGGTCAGGCTATTGCATATTTGCAATCAAGCCTAGACCCAACTGCCACTGAATTGCATGGCAACTTTAATATTTTTGACCCTAAAGACCGTGAAATTTTTGACACAAATTGGCGCTATAAAACTTTATCTGGTGCCTATGACACATTTTTTACAACAGTAACTGACC